CAGCAGAAGCAGCATAAGCAGCAGCAGCATCAGCAGCAGCAGCAGCATCAGCAGCAGCAGAAGCAGCAGCAGAAGCAGTGTCTAACTCTTGTCTTGTTGCTAACCCATCCGCAAACTTCAAAGCTACCTCACAAGCATTGATGCTTAGAGGGTCTTTCATTAGATGCTTAACTGTTAATGCACAATGAGCTTTTGCTCTTGTTAAGAGCTTTAAGTTCTCTTCATTGTCTATTGAGGTTTTCTTAAATAACCAGAGGAGCCAGTCTCCTCTGTGACAAGTGTCAAATATTTCTTGCCATGATTTACCTTTAGCCCATTCTCTTGCATCAGAGCAAGCAGTATCACCATCAGGTAAGTTTAAAAGTAGTTTGTCAATCATTGTGGTTGGTTTTTAATTGGTAATAAGAATTAATGAATGGTCAACATACCTTTTATTTTTGCAATACTCTTACGAGCAAGCATTATGTGAGTATGACCTTTTTCTGATTTGTAGTTTGTATTTAGGACAATTTCTTCCAGAAAAGCAATATCTCCTTTAATACTGCCAATTTCCTTTTTTAGTTGTTCTATTTGTTTTGGTGTCATGTTATTCTATTTATCATTGATTACCTCTCGATTCATCATCATTAAATCTATGACCTAAATCAGATTCAAATTCATGATAGTCAATATCAGTTTTATTAAACTCATTAGCCATATCACCATTAAGTTTAAATTGCTTAGCCTCTTTATTATAACATTCTATGACTTGTTCTTTAGTTAAAAGTGAAGGATTTCTACTTTCAAAGTATTTATCACTTAAAGAATGTTGTTCAAGATATGATTTAGAATCAAACCACTTATAAGCTTTTTCTTTATGTTTGTTACTATTCTTCACAATCATTTTAAGTACATTACGAAGGTGGTTAATATCCATATCATCTATAGATATTAACTCACTATTACGTTGTTTCCAGTAAACTATTTCTTTATTGCTCATTTGATTGATTTTCTAAAGTGTTAAGTTCTTTTTCATTATAAAAATCAATAAGTTCTTGTTTTTTATCAAGTAAACTTTGAAGAAATTTATCAGTCATTGGTACATCATAATTACAACCTAAATAAGCTGATGTTTTTTTAATACTCTCAAAAGTATGCTCATTTCTTTCTATTTCCATAGCAAGAATATTACATCTCATTAAATCTGTATTATCTTTAACACCATTTTGTGCAAACATAATAGTAATTACGTTTGAAATTAATCCCTTTTTCATTTTGTTTTACATATTATTACAACTTGCCAGTTGTTGTTTTACTTCAACTTTAATATAGGCTTGAAGACTCCTAATTTGAATAGTTTATTCTATAATGGGTGATTAGTTATGATTCGAGTGAAAGAACTACAGTTAATTAGGTTGATGCTTTGTGGAGCATTAGAGCCTAATTAACTATAGTCTGAGTGAAAAAGGTGTTAAGCGGGTATTGCACCGCTTAACTACGCTTTTTGGGAGGTTTAACCCTCGAACACCTCGCTATCTACTCCCTCACCTGGGAAGTATGCAACAAGATAATCTTCGATTACATTTCCGTCCTTTTTCGTGAACTTAGGCGCATAACCGATAACACAACCCTTCGCATCTGCTGCACTTTCAATGGAAGGTGAAGCTGTTTTGCTAAATGGAACAGTTGCCACTCGCTCACCTGTTGAAGTGTAGAACTCAAATCGAGCGCATCGAGTTGCTGAATGTGGGCGCACCTTGATAACGCTTGCTTGGAATCCCTCCTTTAATTCGGTAGGAGTAAACCGCTTTTCAAACACATCCTCGCCTGTTTGCGTGGAATCAATGTAGGCTTTTCTTTCAGCCTCGCGCCTTGCAGCGACTTTCAGCATATTGTCTGACATAACACATAAGTTTTAATGGGGGGATGAAGTTCCCCAACCAAAACTAAGTGCCCGTATGTATTGTAGGTATGTACTCCCTCTATACGCGCCTTATTTTTTTTGTAGGGCTTTCTTATTATTATAGTAAGTAGGGGGGAGTACTTAATGTCTATTAGATAAGTACGGGGGGTACTTAAATAAAAGACCCCCATATTCCAGGGGGCCTTTTATATTAAGTAGTACTAAAGAAGCAATTACTAGGAGAGTAAGAGTCTTCACCTTCTTTAGTGGTCTTCGCGTGTTACGCCTAAGAATATTTTCATGTTTGTGGGGTATTTGTGTCTAAAGGTTAGTATCTCCCCGTCACTTGATTGTATGTACCCTACATACGCTCGTCTGAATTTGTTGTATCTCACACTTCCTATTTTCTCACCATTTGGGTTAAGTATGTGACCATAAATGTTTGTTTTCATTTTAAGGATTCTACTATTATAGGTGCAAAGAACGAACAGACCTTGGGAAGCTATAAAGGTTCCAGTGCCTTTCTTGTATTGGACAGGGAGACTTAAATCAAGCTTAATTTGCTTCTTCATAAGTCTCTATCATTAGGTTTGTATTGTCGGAGAACAGTGCCTCGGACGCAGATAACTTGTGTTTAGAATTAGGAGCGTAGCGAGTAATTATTTACAAAGTTACAGCGCATTTTTGGGATTTCCAAACGAATTTCCACTTTTGTAGAAAAAATAGTTACCAACAGGATGTTGATAAGCTCTGAAACCCTTGTTACTGTAGGGGAATAGAGAAAAAAAAGAGGGACTTAAACCCTCTTCTTTTTTCTCTCTATTATTCACTAGCTCTTAGCTAGATAGTTTGGGTATATCTGATTTTGATTCTAACTCTTTTACTCTATCTAGTTCAAAGTCTAACCAAAATATAGCTTCTGATAAGTGTATGTAAATATTATTTTTGAATAAGTTTAGATGTATTATCCCCTCAATAGTAATCTTTCCGTTTAGTATGTTATTAATTGTAGAGGTATAATCTACAATTAATTTACTAATTTCCTCTCTTAGCCAATCTACTTTTTCAATATAAGACATTTCTAGATAATCTACCATAACAATGCCTCCAATTACTAAAGCTTCCATTTTCTTACCTTGACTACTCTTTAGATGAGGGTCTCGGAAAGCAATATCTAACTCGGCTATATCACTAGTAGGTTCTATTCCTAATTCTTTAAGAGCTTTGCCTAACCAAACTTTAGCTAATTTGAGAGAGTCGTAGCATTTATTTAATTCATTAGAATTTTTCTCTCCAACAATTAAGAGTATTCCAGCATCTACATATTTCTTACCTATATAATCTATATCCCCTTTTTCAAAAGTTTTTACTGTACCTATATTATTTTCAAATATAGGAGTATAATCAACAATAGGTTTTAAACTTTTAACTAATTGACTTAATCCGTCAATCTTAGTTCTTAATTCTGTAATTTGGTTTTTCATTTCAAAGTGTGTTTATAATGGTTTATTTTTTCTAGTTTATTTACCAAACCCTTTAACCACTGGGTAGTTTTCAAGTTTGGGTTTAGTTGTTAATTCTGACCTACAATGGTAACTTGTAGGGTAAGATGCACTTCTTATTCCGTATAGGATAGAATCTCCTATATCGTAATTAGTGACTATGTGAGGGGATTGTAGGGGGTCTGTTTTGAGATAAACTATAGCCCCTCGTTTAAAAGATACTGTGAGTTCTATTTTCGGCATAGAATGGTAGTTACTGTTTCTGAAAAATCATGCACTTGCTGACTATCTGAGAGTCTGAGAGTATTCTCATCATGGCGTTCATAGTAAGTAGTGTAAAGACTTAATGGGACTTGCTTTGGTATAATCCCTAAGTCAAGTAAACGGTTAGTAAGCTCGAAATGGATTCTAGTAGCTTCCTCACTATCTATAAGGATTAGTACTACTTCTTTCTTTATCTTAAAGCCTAAGATGTAGTATGGGATATTCTGAATAGGTACTCCCATAGTTATCTATTTATAGTTGCTCTGAATGTATGTATTTTCTGGTTCCCTCAAAGCTCCATCCTCGGAGGAGTTTCGCCAGCACGAAAAAAATAGCCACTTTATAGCTATCAAACGATACTAAGCATAGTGCTAAATCTAAGCAACTCAAGAATAGCATTTGAAACAAGTGCCAACCATCTGTAGTCCATACAAAGATAGTAGTAGAACCTACGAACTTAGGCCCTTTTAATGGGTCTTCGTCTTTATACTTGAACAGTGAGCCTTCACGCTTGCTCCACCATTTACCTCTATAGGCTAGTTTCTCTTCAGAGATACTATCCATATAACCTTTAAATACTCCAGAAAGGAGTATAAGTAATCCTGCAACAATTATATCTAATCCAATCATGGTTTTTTGATTATGTTAATAAAACCTCGTACTATAGCTACTAACGTAGCTACTACAGGAATGACGAGCGCACCATATCCAATGTATTTAACACTTGGATAATAGTAAGAGAGTTTGAAGAAGATAATAGCTATTACTACGAATAGAATTACTCTTCCTGGGTAAGTAAGTACTAACCATCTAAGAAATGTAACTGCTTTTGTTTTCATTGTCTCTATTTGTTTTTAGTTGTTTCAAGGTAAGTTTCCTAAGAAGTCCCAAAGTTTAACTAGTCTATCCCATATAGCTACTAAGCCTAGGAATAAACCTGCAAGTATTCCGATAAACCATTTAAGATTATCTATTACAAACTTAGGAAAAGATATAGTGGGTCTTACGATATAGCCATCATTCTTCTTCTCTACATAAAAATTCCCCCCATTAGGTAATGGAGTTATAAATAGCACTACTTTATCTGTTAAGTTATCTTTCTTTACAGGCTTTGCAACTACCTTTACCCAAATAGTCTTTCCCATTTTAGAGAGGAATCTCTTATTAATACTGTAGTTATCAATTCTACCTTCTACAGCTCTTTTTAGCCTACTGGCCTCTCCTTCTATATCTAGAGGGTGAGAGATTACTACAAAGGATTTTCCCACAAGCTCTTCTTGAGGGAATCCAGTAAGGTCTGAGAAGGCTGTATTAACTGCAATAAAGTTTCCTTTAGTATCCAGGTGACAAACTGCTATTGGAGAATCCTCAAAATAGAGCTTGTCAAATTGGTTAAGAATATCAGACATATATGGCGGATTGTTTGAGGGGACTAAGGTAATAAAGTTTCGAACTATTTCTGCAAATATAATAATAATTGACTGAATACCAACTGTATAAATTAAATTTTTCTGAAAATAGCTAAAAGTCACTATAGTTTTTTAATTTAGCCCCGAAAAATTTATTCCAATGCCACTTCCCCAAGTAAAGAAAATATTGGTTACTCTAGTTAGTCGAAATCCTTTTAATCTTCTTATATTTGAGGAAGCTTTTGTAATGGCTTACTGTGATAGTATAGGAGTTAAAGTAGAAAATAGAGAGGATGTTGTAGCTAGTGAGCTTTCTTTTGGAGAATTTGATTCTTTTCTTAAAATCTATTCGTTATGAGTAAGAAAGGGATTGAAATACCAGTTACCAGAGAGAAGTTATATACAGCTTATATTACTACTCTGGCTCCTTTTATAGGTTCTATTGATGTTGAGGGGAAGAAGAGTTCTAATATCACTAAAAAAGAGATAGAAGTATTAGGACAGCTTTACTATTATTCATACATATATAAAGACCTTCCTAAAGAAGAGCTAGAAGAGTTCTTATTCTCTACTCATATTAAGAAGAAAGTAATGACAACACTAGATATTACAAGTAATCACTTAAATACATTATTATCGGCAATCCGCAGTAGAACCTATTTAGGCAGTCCACTTCTTGTTAATAATGTCCTTAACCCCTTACTGAAACTAGATACTTTAGACAGTTTAGAATTTATCATCAAATTTAAAGTTTATGCCCAAGGAACTACCACACTCACAACTTCAGAAGATGAAGGAGATAGCGGAGAAACACGGAACCTCTCTAGCGAAAATCCATGAGGTGTTACGGCTATATGGAATGTTTGTAGCCTACAATCTTCATTTGGAGTTTAATAATTTTCAAATAGAAAATGATAAATGTACTGTGGTAGGTTGGACAAAATTTGGTAAATTTGTACCCGATAAATACCGTATCAAAAAATTTAATACTTTAGTTATGAAGATTCAAGAAGCTCAAGGTGAGGTAATAATGCACCAAGTTTTCCCCCATAGAAAGCCTATGTTTGTAATCGAAAAGAGAACACTCCCAGAGGTTATTGCAGAGTTAAAGGCTCAAGGCTGGACTAAAGAGCAGATTGCTCGAATAAAGCCCATCTCGGATATAACTCATGCAAGTAAGCTTATTGGTAAGCAGTTACCAAAGCAGATTATTGCTGAAGCCGCTGAAGAAGAGGATATTGAGGGTAATTTGGGAGATGGTGAGCCTTCTCTACAATTTCCCTCTATATTATCAGAGGTAGTAGCATCCTCAGAGTTTACTTCTGAGGATGAGGATACCTTACCAGAGTTACCTACAGAAGAGTCGAATGAACTTTAAACGCTTTGAACAATTTGATAGCACTAAAAACTTTTGGAATGAGTTTCCAGAGTTTAAGGCTGTTGATTGTTTTAATAACTTGTATCATGTAGATACTTCTAAAGATAAGGTTAAGTCTTCAACTTTTCTTTGGGCTATACATTATTGCCTACATCCTAAATCTGCTATTTATAATGATAGCGCAAAATGGGAGCAAGTAAACAAGACAATGCTTAAAGATAGTCCTGTAAATTGGGACTCTCCTGATGTTATGGAGCTAACTCAGCAGTATCTAGAGCTAGCTTTAAGTCCTGGTGAAAGAGCTTTTCACTCTTGGTGTGGAATGATTCTAAAGAGGGATAAGTTTCTAAAAGACTTGGAATACAACCTAGAAAACGGGAAGGCTTTAGATGCAATGCACAAAACAACTCATAGTATCTATCAAGACTTCGAAAAGATACAAAAGATATTAAAAGCAGAGCAAGACTCTGTTAAGTCAAACAAGTCAGCAAGTGACTTAGGAAGGTTATAAATAAATAAATCAAAACATCATGTCTCAATTAGTTACCGAAGTTAATAAGCTCAGAACAGGCTTAAAAAATGTTCAAGAACACTATAGCTATCTTAATGCTTATGCTCAAAACATTAATAAGCAGTTAGGCCAGCTTACTAGGGCACTTCATACTATGACAGTTGCCCAGGGAGTGGTAGAGTTAAAAGAAATGGAAATGTCTCAAGAAGACTTTAAAGAGTATGAGTACTTGTTTAGTACTCTCTTTATGGATAAAAAAGAGAATAAGATTGTAAGTATCATACCTATCTTATATGGTTGGGAACTTATAAACAGCGTTTCTGAAACTGAACATATATTTGGAAACCCTACTATACCTAGTGGAGATGGTATGGTAAAGAAAACTGTTTATGGCCCAATAAATGAGGCCCAAGGTAAGTTATCTCAGCTATTACGCTCTGAGTATTACTTAGAACGAGATAAAGTAGTCTAATGTCTAGTTTACCACATCCCTTCATAAACAACTCTTACTATCGTATAGAAGAGTATCCAAAGTTCAATCCTGTTTTGGATGAGTACGAGAGGGTAGCGTGGTTTGCATTACATAAAAGAAGATGTATAGAGGGCTATTGGGTGTCTGGTCAATGGATGCCTGGCCCTCTTTACTATTATATTAACTTCCATCACATCTTAATAGAGTCAGTTAGGGGTTCTCAAGAAAAAGGGCTACCACAACTACGGGATAATGATTGGAAGTTGTTCAGATTATATGAAGAAGCTAGGGGGTTTAGTGGTTTTGCTGACGACCCTGTATATACTTGTAATAGAAAGTTAGGCCCAGATAGAGCTTTTATTGAAGAATTAGGGTTAATTGAAACCTATATTGAGAAAGGACTTATAAGAAGGGAAGACCTTAGTAAGACCTACATGAATACTAGAGATTATCTTGAAAAGGTACATCTACATAATCTAGGTAAGCCTCTTTACCATAATTCTGCTAAGTTTCTTATTTCTATGCAGGGTAGGGGTGGAGGAAAATCTTATGGGGCTTCTGGAATGTGCGCTCATAACTGGCTTTTTTCTGGTGCAATGGACTATGACTACTACCTGGAAAAGAAGCAATCAGGAGAACCTTTAAGCTCTGATACTATTATAGGAGCGATTGACTCTAAGTATTCTGACCCACTACATTCTAAGACTTTATTTGGGGTAGAAAATCTCCCAGGTACTGTTAAATATGACAATGGTATCTACCCTAGCCCCTTATTTAAGGGGTTTCATGGCTCAAGAGCTGTTAACGAGGAGCTGACTATAGATAGTGATAACTCTGTATTATACCATCGTACTTTTAGAAATAACCCATTAGCAGGTAATGCTGGTCGTCCCAACTTAATTACGTTAGATGAGATTGGATTCTTTACTCAATTAGTAGAGACAGTAGAAGCCTTAGATGGTTCGCAAGCTTCTAAGCTTCATAAGAACTTAGTGTTGTTAATGTTAGGTACAGGAGGTTTGGCTACTGGAGCTTCAGTACTCCATGCTGAAAAAGTATTTAGAGACCCAGCCCAGTATAACTGTCTAGAATTTGACGATGAATGGGAGCAAACTGGTAAAATAGGGCATTTCGTATCTATCCTCCACACAAGGGCACTCCATAAGAAAGGCCCTAACTTAGTTACTGATGAGCAATCAGCTCTAAAGGAGGAAGAGGCGATTAGGAAGAAAAAGAAGGGGGATAAGTTATCCTACCAGGGGCATATTGTTAATAACCCTATTAAGCCTTCTGAGGTATTCTTAGTTGTAGAAGGTGGGCTTTTCCCTACCTTGCTGCTAAAAGACCAATTAGCTGAATTACTTGGAGGCAAATTAACTTATTTAGTAGATAGTTCTTATAAAGGTTGGATAAAGTTTAATGAACGAGGGGAGCCTATATTTGAAACTGCTCAAGATGGTATGCCTATTCGTAACTTTCCCTTAGATAAGTACGATGAGAAGAAGGGTTTAGTAGAGCTATTTGTTAAGCCTGTTAGAAATGAAAATGGAGAAGTAGTTAAAAATAGGTATATTGCTGGAATAGATGTTGTGGACAAAGCTACTGGTAAGTCCCTCCCTTCGATTCACATACTGGATATGCTCACAAATAGATTAGTGGCAACCTACACAGGGCGTACAGAGGAGCCAAAATTCTTTTATGAAGTGTGTAGGCGAATGCTGCTTTACTACGGGGCTGTAGGAATGTACGAGAATAATTTGATAGGACTGTACAATTATTTTGAACAAGAAAAGTGCTTATATTTGCTGGCAGAAACTCCTTATCAGTTAAGACAGGCAGAATACAAGCCAGGAACCTCAACTAGTAAGGGTATTCATAATACAGGCAACATTAACTCAGTTGGTATTGATTTTATCAATTCTTGGTTAATAACTAAGACTGGTGTTAATTCAGACTCAATAATGTTAAGTACTATTCAGTGTCCAGCATTATTAAAAGAGTTAATACGATATAACCCAGAAGGTAACTTTGATAGAGTATCTTCGTTAATAATGTTGTTTTGGTACTATGAAACGATTAATAAGGCTAAGAAAGAGTTTAGAGAGGAGAAGCGTACTTTCTTAAATTCTGACTACTTTGTTCAGCGAGGTATAGTTAAATCACAAGAACCTAAATTCTATCCACAAAATGATACATCAACAGCCTCGGCAGAAGCTATCCAAAACTGAAAAGAATACTAAATGGTTTTCTGAAAATTTAGATTTCTCAGAAAGCTTACTAGGGTTTGATAGCTTTCATACAAAGGACTATAAGAATCTTATGGAGAATTATAGTCTCATGGTTAATGAGATTAATCCAAAGAACTTTCAAAGGTTTATTAATCCTTCTAAGCTTAATCTAGATGATTTTCCAGCAGAGTTTAAACATGTTGGAATAGGTAATGCAAAAATTTCTTTACTTATTGGAGATTACATTGCACGAAAGCAAGAGTACCGAGTATTTATCTCATCTAACGATAGTGATGGTATTAGTAGGAAGGAAGAGGGGCTTCATCAAGAGCTATTTACGAAGATAGCTAAAATGATTCAAGATAGTAGCTTATCTCAAAATGATTTAGAGATGAGAATGCAGCGACTTCAAGAGTGGCAAACTTATGATTATCAGGATATAGCAGAAAAGACTGCTAATATTATACTTAATAGAGAAGCTAAAGAAAAGAACTTTGACTTCCTATTTACTCGTACTTTTACTGATTTAATGTATGGTGGAAGGCAATTTGTGCTTGCGGATGTACTTGGAGGGGAGCCTATATTAGAAAGGGTACACCCTGCTGAAGTACGTTTGATTAACAACCATGACAGTATGTATGCCCATGATTCAGAGGTTATGCTGAGAGTGCATTACTTATCAGTATCTAAGATTCTGGATTACTACTGGGACGAGCTTACCGATAAGGATAGAACTAAGTTAGAACAAGCTAATTCGTTGTTAATAGGTAGTCATACTTACGGAAGTACTTCCCCACAACTTATAAGTCACACTGGAGAAGTATTTGGTAGTGGGGGTGGAACTAATAGTGATACAATAAAGCTTATTCCCGCAAGTATGGTAGAGAATACTGTATTTGGTCATAGTGACGGAAATGGTAGAATTAGAGTTATCACTGCCTACTGGCGTGGTAAACGTAAGATAGGCAAGTTGACTTATCTGGATGAAAATGGTTTAGAACAGGTAGACTATGTTAGTGAGCAATATGTCCCTGATGAAGCTAAAGGAGAGAAAGTAAAGTACTATTGGGTTAATCAATGGTATCAAGGTACTAAGATTGGTGCAGATGTTTATGTTAAATGTGAGCCTGTAAAACATAGTGCTAAGAGCTTTACTAACCTGTCAAGCGGGCTACCTCCTTTAATAGGAGTAACTGCCTCTACTCATGGCGGAAAGATTCTATCTATAATGGATATGATGAAACCTTTTGACTATGCCTATGATATAGCCTTCTGGAAAAGGGAGATAGAAATAGCTTCTTTTAAAGGTTCTGCTACTGCTGTTAACTCAGCTCTTATACCTTCAGGCTGGTCGCCTGATAAGTGGCTCCAAGTAGCTACAATAGATAAGATAATGTACTTAGACCCTACTCAAGAGATTATGGCAGGGCCTAATGAGGGTAAATCCGCTGGTATCTTTAATAACTTTGTAACTCAGAAAGTTGAACTTGGAGGCAGTGCAGATAGTATTCAAATGTTAACTGACTACATGGCTAACATAGAATACACAATGGGTAAGATTTCTGGAGTTCAGGGAGCTAGGGAGGGAGAAGTAGGAGAGCGTACAGCAGTTAGGAATGCTCAGATGGAATTATCCCAATTTAGTAAGATAACTGAAAAATGGTTTCAACTAGATTCTGAATTTAAGCGTATTGCTTTAAAGAAATTCTTAGAGGTATGTAAGGTAGCTTATAAAGAGAATCCAAAACGAGGCTCTTTTATCTTAGACGACCTTGGACAAGAGTTTATTCAGTATTCTGATGAGTTTTGCTCTACTGAGTATGATTTACATATTGCACACTCTGACCAAGATAAGCAATTATTAGGACTGCTTAAAGATAACTTCCAAGCAGCTATTCAAAATGGTCAAGCTAAATTAGAAGACTTAGCAGCAGTATTAAATACAACTAGTGCATCTAAAGTATCTAACAAGTTCAGAGAAGCTTCTGAAAGAATGGCTAGAGAGCAAGAACAAAGAGAAGCAGCTCAAGCTAAACGCGAACAGGGTATAATGGATACTCAAAATAAGGCTTTACAAGATGAACGAGATTGGAAGACCTCTGAGGCAGATAAAGAGCGTGAAATAAAGATGTTAAAGATTGAGGCAGATATGCGTCTTAATAAGGCAACATCTGTAGATATTAACTCTGATGGGGTTAAAGACTATGAAAAGTTCGCAGAAGCTCAAAGATTAGAATTTTTAAAACACTTAGAAACAGTGCGTAGTAATAAGGCTCAAGAAGCTTTAAAGGCCAAAGAGATTCAAGTGAAAAAATCTGTGCCTAAAAAACCATAGTGAATATACATAAAAAGCACTTACCTCATATTTTTTTTGTAAGAGTTTAGTGTAACTTTGTGTCGAAAATAAATCATTAATACTTTTTATTATGTTCGACCAAATTAAATTGCTAACTCCTGACGAACTGGAAGCTGATACTTCTAGTGCTGCTGCTGCTCCTGAACAAGGTGAAAAGAACAGCAATCCTATTGACCCCAATCAGCTTACTTTAATAACTGATACTGAGGATATTCCCTCAGTAGACGAGGAAGGTAATCCTGTCAATATTACAACTACTCAAACTACTACTAGTAAAGCTGGCCCTGTTAAGGGTAACTTATTTCAAACTTTAGTAGATGAATTGTTAGAAGAAGGGATGTTAGAGAAAGCTGGAGAAGAGCCTTTAAAGGTAACTTCAGCTAAAGAGTTAAAAGCTCTCTGGGAAGAAACTATCAATAAAAAAGCGGAAACTACAGTTAACGAGTACAAGGGTTCTTTTTCAGGGGCTAAGAAAGTTTTCTTAGATATTGAAGACCTTTTTGATGATGATACTATAGCTATTAAGGTAGCTCAAGAGTTAGACTACTTTAAGAACATTAAAGAGGATACCTTAGAAGAAGAAGCTGTTGTAGATAGTGTACTAGCTCGTTATTACGCTAACAAAGGATTTACTCCTGACCAAATTAAAGAACAAATTGTTCAAGATAAGGCTGTAGAAAAGGCCGTAGAAAAGGCTAAGAAGTATCTTCCTGAGATTAACGCTGCTGGAGAGGCTTTTATCACCAAAAGACGTGAGGCAATAGAAGCTCAAGAAAATGCAATTAAAGAGACTAACTCAAAAAAACTTACAAACATTCTAAATACTATTGATACAGTAGAAACTCGCATTCCAGTGAATGTAACTGCTGCTACTAAAAAAGCAATGAAAAGTGCTTTTGAAACAATAGTTCACGAAGAAGATGGTAGAAAGTTTAATGCTATTGGCTATAAACAGCATTTAGACCCTGCTGGGTTTAATTCCCTTCTACTCTTTTTAGAAGTTAATGGGGTATTTGAACTTGATAAGAAAGAAAATCAGATTAAACCGAACTTTGGTAAGTTACTTAAATTAGTAGAAAAACAAACTGACTCAAAGCTTGAAAAGATGGCTCAAGAGGGTTTAACTAGTGATGTGGCTATGAGAGCTAGTACTAATGACAGCTTCTTGGATGCTTGGAGAAATGCTCAAAATAAGAGCTAAAAACTTAAAAACAGAAACACTTTACAAATATGAATAATTCACTTTTTCCTAATGCACTATTCCAGCCTAAAGATTATGGTGGATTAGTTACTGACAACATTTTCTACTCTCTGTATCAAAAAGAACCAGAGTTGCTGCAAAACATGTTGATTCATATCTATGACCAAACTACTGTTAGGTCTATGATTAATTTCTATCACTCTTTTCCTGTCTATGAGGTAGCTGAAGAAAACGCATTTTACCGTTGGAAGATTAAAGGTAAAGAGGGTAAAAATCTGCCATTGATAGACTGTGAGACCATGAATGGTGACTCAGTATCAGGTGGTACTTTTCCTGCACAAATTGGAGCTAACCGAGAGCAATTCTGGTTAGTATTCAATGAGAATTACTTTTCTAATACAGAGGTAATTAAAGGTGAAACAGATGATTATCATTTCTTGATTAAAGAAACTCTTGAAGAAGCTGGAAAGTTTAAACATAGAGTTGAATTAGTTAATGATGATTTGACTTTGCAAGTACCAGCAGAATACCTTGCCCTCAATAAGAGATTTACTCGTAGTCATGGGTTGACTCCTTCTACACTATCTTATGAAGGCGCACGTCCTAACTTCACATCTGATTTTATGATGCAGAATCGTCTTTCTCAATGTCGTATTGAGTATGACGTGCCTGGCAACATGATTGAACAAGGCAGAAACTATCCACTCAAGTTTGGTTTTGAGTTTCAAGGCCAAAAGACAGCTATGTGGATTAACTACGTTGACTTAGTAGTTTCTTGGATGGCAGAAGACTTTATGACCAAAGGAGCTATCTATGGTAAGAAAAACTGGAAACCTGATGGTACTTTCTTAAACTTTGACGACAAGAACAAGTTTGAAATCGCATCTGGTTCTGGATTATTTGAGCAGATTGCTCCTGGAAACCGTCATTGGTATAATAACTTTGACTTGGACAATGTAATTGATATGGCATTGGACATGTCTATTGGTAAAATAGACCGTACAAAGCGTAAACTCCGAATTGTTACTGGAGAACGTGGAGCTATTGAAATTCACAAAGCTATTGATGCAAAACAAAGTAATCAATGGACTTTAGTACTTGATGGTTTGGGAATTGTCAATAAGACTAAAAACGGCAACTTAGGCTCTACCAATACTTTTGGTGCTGGTATGCAATATAATGAATATCGTTCTTACAACGGTATTGAGTTGCAAGTCGAAATTGCTGACTTTATGGACGATGATACTTACTTCCCACAACTTCATCCTGAAGGAAAGGGTATTGCTGAATCTCATAGAATGATTATCATGGGATTTGGTGGGGAGCCTGGTATCTATCGTACTAAAGTAAAAGGGTTAGAGGATATTCACGCTGTTGTTTCAGGTATTCGTGACCCTTGGAGTGTTGGCGGTAAAGGTCACATGAAGCAAGCCGCATCTAAAGTAGATGGTTATACGCCTATCTGCATGAAAACTGGTGGTATGCTACTTACTGACCCTACGAAGATTATTGACCTTCGATTGAATGTTGCTGTATAAGTATGTCTAAATGTATGGTAGGAAGGGTTTGAAAAGCTCTTCCTACCTTTCTTAAAAATAAATCAAGAATAAAAAAATATCGTTATGGAAAATCATCCTTATTTAGAAAATCGAATCATTGCTGCTGTAGTTCCCCCAGGAGGAGCTAAATGGAATACATTTTTAGCTAATCCCAGAGAGAAAGCTACTGCTCCTTTCATATTTCCCGACACTAAAAAGTCTTATGACTGTCCTTTTGGAGAAGGTGGGTTAACTAGGATACTCGACAACAGTGTTAAAAATGTTTGTCCTGATATTTTAGATACTGATAGTAAGCCTAAAGAACTTACTCAACAAGGCTATTTTGCTGAAATTTTTGGCGTAGACCTTAATCCCTATCTACCTACTGAGAGGAACTTTTGGAAAACTCATGCTGAACGGAGAGTTGTTGTTACTAATGGTAGACTTCAACTTAACTTGAATAATCCTAAGTCTATGTTAAAGTATCTAATTCTGTTAGCTAATCCTACAAAAATAGCTAAGAGCGAATTAGAGTACAATACTAGAAAGTTGGCTTCTTATGAGTTAATGATTACAGAACATAAAGAATCTGTTAATAACGCTAGTGAGGCTATTGACTTGGATATGGACAGTATGGCGGTAATGAGTGAACTTCTTAAAACAGAGAAGTCAGCTATTGACTACTTACGAGTTTGTGGTATTAAACCTTCTCCTAAGTCTACTCTAAGTGAATTAAAAATAGCTCTTAACAAACGAAGAACTACTGATATGGGCTTATTTATCTCTATCTATAAGGATTCTAAGTTTAAGCAAAAAGTATTTGTGAATAACGCTATTGCTATTGGAGAGGTAGTTCAGAAGGGAAATCGCTATGAACTAGCTACTGGAGTAGTATTAGGAGATATAAACGACACTGTTTCTTGGTTTAGTAATCCTGAAAATCAAGAAGCAAGAATAAGAATTTCTGAACGAATTAAAGCTACTACCTAATGACAGCTAATGAGATGAGAGTGTCTCTGGAGACTACTCTTGATAGGAAAGCATTTGCATCCCCAGGGTATGAGGATATTGAGATTAGCGAGGTACTTAACCTTGCTTTTCTCAAGTATCTTAAAATGTACTTTGATGAGCAAAATCCTAAAGGTAAAGGATTTGAAGCTATAGAGCATAGAGGGCAAGCTTTCTCAGCTCTTATTAAGTATTCAAATTCTTTATCTATCTCAGCTAATCAAACTGGTGTAAAACCTGATGGAGTATTCTATGATTTACCTTCAGATTTTATGTGGACGATTCAAGAGGATATATTTATTACTTCGGCTCAATGTAGCTTAGTAGCTTCTAAAGCAGATGTGAGCGTAATAACGCATGATGAATATAATCGCTTTCTTGACAATAGCTACAAAAGACCTGGTGTAAGATTGGGAAAAGCATTTGTATGGAGAATGTATGCACCTAGAGAGGTACAATTCTACAATCCGACAATTACTGCGACTCCTAAAAGACATCAGATTATTAAGAGTTCTGATATGACTATTACAGGCTATAAGGTATCTTATCTTATATATCCCCCTGAAATAGTCGTAGATACTGATATTCCTACTAACCAAAGACATTGTATACTGGATGAATCTAGCCATGATACTATTGTAAATATTGCCGCTGATTTGATGCTTGAGGCAACTTATCGTCAAAGAATGGCCCCTAATGTACAAACTTTCGAATAATTATCAACTCTTAAATTCTAACAATCATGTTAAAACGTGAAAATTCCATCTTCTACGCTTATGTAGCAGATTATCAGTCAACAGCTTTATTACCTGCTACAGGTACTAAAGTAACTAATGCAAACTTGCCTGAAGGTACAGTTGCTATCGTAGATGGCGAACTTGAAGTAATTGCTACATTGCCTTCTACAGGGCAATTCAGAGTAGTTAAGTCTTGGGGGCCTTACAAAGACCTTGAGGTAAGTGCGCCATTTGATGCAGCTAACACTACTCTGGTCATGCAAGAGTTTACTCGTATGGTACAACAAGTAACCTACATTGGATATTCTCCAAGTACGCTTACTGAAAATATACCATTCGCAAACTCTACCAGCTACTATATCCATGTTGAAAAACAGGATAATGATGCTATGAATAGAAGTGGTCAAGCTGCTTCTATTACTGCGCAATGGAAAACTGGAGCTTCAGCTACTGATGATGCTTCTGCGGCTGCTGCTCATAAAGCTCTTTTGAAGAACTTATCTAAAGAGCCTAATAAGTATCTTAAAGTAGAAAGGGTTGGGGATGGTACTCCAGCAGCTCTATCCGCTGGAAGTGCTACACTTTTGAAGTTTACTAAGGGTTCCAAAACTGTAGCTGCTTATGTTAAGGCTGCTGCTGATAACTCTAGTGTGACAGCTTCTACAGCTTCAGTAGCTGCGGCTATCCCATTTCATGTACCTAGCTCAGATGCGTATGCTTTTACATTTACTGCGCTTATCTTAGGTACAGCCGCAGGTCGTCATGTGGTTTATATTGGAGAAACTGCTTATGTTGTAGCTGATGCTGGAAGTGCTGCTCAAAATGCAGACGCTATTGCGGCTGCTATTAATGCAGGTTCTCAAGCTACTGCTACAGTATCTACTGCTACTGTCACTATTGTATATAATGAGTGTATTAAAGCATTGCCCCCATTGGTAATGTCTCAAACAGCAGATGGAGGAGCATTCTCGAATGTAGCTGTTACAGTTACTGGTGGAAATGCTGTACCAACTAAGTACTTGACTGGGGCTGCTGTAACTACAGCAGCTACATTTGAATTAGATGTTCCTTTTCAGGGAGAAACTGGCTATGCTTGGATAGGTACAACTGTTAATACCAACACTGGAATAGCAAGTGCCTCCAACACTATTTGGGGACTTAAATTCACTGGCATCCGTAATCCTTTTGATACTGCTCATAACCGAGATTTTTATGTAAATAACTTCTCGGTCAAGTGTATGTCTGAGGGAGAAAAAGCTGCCGAGGTTACTTATCATACTAAAGCTTATCATGGCTTTGGAAACTTTGAAAATGTAAGCTGGGCAGAATACATGAGTTCAGGGCATACAGGTACTGGTAGAGCTATCTTGGGTACTCCTCCTGGAGTAAGAAACTCTAGCGTAACTTCTTGTTCTCGATATAGCTTAATCTCTTTTAGAGAAAAGGCTCCTGTAGAAGGATTGACTAACACTCAGTTTAACTCTACATTAGACCTTTATGTAAAGCTTTCTCCTGCTGGAAAACTTCCAAGTGGTTCTTTAGGAGATGAGTTGTTAGGTGTAGTGGGAGGCAGTACTGCTGACCTCGACATCTAATTTTTGGTTTATTTTTTCAGGGGAGGGGCAACAATTTGTTGCCTCTCTCTTTTTTGTCCTTATCTTTGTAACCAAGAATCCATGAATCACCCATCTAACAACTTGATTCCCAGATTAAGCCCTAAGAAAGCTTCTTCTGCTAAAGGCGACCTTGAGGGGGTAATACTCTACCAGTCTACCAAAGACGGGTGCTTATATTTCATAGACCAAAAAGGTGTTCATAGAGGACTTAGAGAAAAAGGTACAGTAGATGTAGCTGAAACTATTTTAACTGTTACACAGCCCTCTCATGGGTTTACCTTGCCTACACATGGTTTTATTCCTGTACATAAAGGAGGTAGCCTTTGGGTTACAGCAGATACTTCTAGTTCTGATAAAATCCATGAAGCATTTATTATTGAAGTAGTAGATAGCGATACTTTTAAAGTACAACAAGCTGGCTTTTTAACAGTTCCTGGGCATAATTTAGTTGTCGGACAATATTACTATTCAACATCTGTTGGTGGAGTGGAGTTAGAACCTGATAATAGTATTGATGATGTACTTTGTTTTGTAATAAGCAATTTAACTTTAATGCTTATTGACAATAGACCTCAAATATCTTCTCAAGCCTTTAGCTTAGAAGAACAGTCTTACGACACAGTTTCTCTGCTTTTTGACGGTAGCCCCTTTTACCTAAATTTTCAATATAGCAATCATTCAGTACTCTTAACTAAGTCTGCTTTACTATCTTTCCTAAATGGGGTTGTTGGAGAGAATTATAAGGTAAAAATTACTCAAGGAGCTTTAGCTCCAAAGGTTATTACTTTTGGGCCTAATGTAAAAACTCCTGGAGGTTCTGGTATTACCCTCTCTACTGGAGTAGGTGAGATAGATATACTTGATGTTTATTATGATGGTACTACCTTCTTTGTAAAACTATTTGAATCTGATTTCCAATGAGTTTAACTAGATTAACAACTGGGGGGGCTACTTTACTCCAAATTGCTCAAGTAGCTGGCGTACCTAGTAATACGCCTACTGGAACTCAGCCTATAGTAAGTATAGATACTACTACGGGAGTACTATACACTTGGGATGGCGGAACTTGGCTAGCTGTAGGCTACGAGACTATTTACACTTCTAATGGCGTACTTACTACTAATAGAATAGTAGATGGTGATGGAAAGCATTTAGAGTTTTCTGACATTAACAACTTTACTATTCAAGGTAATAACTTTTTAGTCACTGCTAATGTACTATTTACTTCTACTAACTTTGAGATAGTAGGAGAAGTTGAAATATCAGGAAATTCATTTCAGCTAACTACTCCAGATGTACTTATAGATGTTTCTCTTGGAGAAATGGTACTCAAAACAGCAGAAGTACTCGCGGGAGATGTAGTTGCTGGTAGTTTGCTAGTTTCTAATGACATTAACGGAACCCTTCAATTTACTCCCTATAATATCCCGCTGACTTTAGGTACAGATGGACAAATGTTGGTAGTAGACACTGGAGAGCTAGTTTGGCAAACGTATGCTAATGATAATTTATTTAGTGCAGATTTAGTCTTAGACGCTAATAGAGACCATGATTTAGCTGGATATGTTTTTAATATGTACGATTCAGTAGGTACTAGTGAAATTAGCTTGGGTATTAGTGGGGCTTCAAACTTAGTATTAGATTCTACTAAAGCCTATCTAAATGGTTTTGGAGCTGAATTTCATGTAAGTTCCCTTGGGGCTAAGATTATAGGAGTTATTACAGTAACTACAGCTCCTAGCTTAGATAATGCTCTTACTGATGTACTTGTAAGAGATTCAGGTACTGGGATACTTAAATACAGAACCATAGCTTCCATACCAGGAACCTATACTTTTAACATTATAGATTCTTTTGCAAATTCTCAAGCTATAGCTTCTGGTAATAATGTAACCTTTACACAAAATACAAATGTAGCCGATGTACTTCGATTAACTGTATCTGCAACAGATACTGTTACACTTGGTTTAAATACTTCTGGAGCTTCTTCTGGACAAGCCTTGGTTTACAATGGTACTAAGTTAGTTTACCAAACTTTACCGACAGTTAACTTATATACAGGCAATGGAACTGTTACTTCGAACAGAACTGTAAACTTAGATTCTAAGAATCTAACATTCTCTAATGGTGGTACTGTTTTAACTACAGCCAGCTCTATAGAACTTTCAGCTACTACTGAGGTTAAACTGGAGTCTAGCTTATTAGTAGGTATTTACGGTATTATTATCTTTAGTATATCCAGCTCTTATACAATAGTTACTGGTAATCTACTACTAAATACTGCTGCGGTAACAGCAACAACTGCTACAAACGGACAAGTTCTAACTTTAATAAATGCCTCTAATGGGGAGTGTGAATGGGTAGACCCTACTGGGGATACAGACTTTGATATTACTGATGGTACTACGACTGTAACTATTGAACAAGAAGATGTTATTTTATTTACTCCAGCAGATTTAATGATATTTACTATTTCTGCGGGAGAAGTAGCTTTAAGTTGGGATGAGGATACTCTTGTACAAGGTGATATACTTACATTCGATGGTAGTAATATGGTAAACCTAGCATTAGGTTCTCCTGGACAAGTACTTTCCGTCAATCCTTTTACTACTGGAGTTTATTGGAGAACTATCTCAGGTGGTAGTTTTAGTGGGTTTACTATTATAGGAGATGATTCTGTTGACCAAGAAATTGGAGATTCTGGTATAATTACCTTTGAAGGATTAACTCATATTAAACTAAATGTAGAAGCAACTGCTGTAGTAAAGTTAGAGTTAGACGGACTTTCCACTGGAGATATTCTTTTTTACAATGCTACTGATTTAGATAGACTAGCTATTGGAAGTACTTATGATGTATTGGAAGTAGTAGCTGGAGAACCTACTTGGGTAAGCCCTCAAGGATTTTCAGCCTATAGATTTATGTTTGACGATTTCTATAATACTAGCATAGGTGGAATGTTTAGGGGGGCTGCTATAAATACAGGAGCAGTAGCTGACATAGCTTCAGGAGATGTTGCTCCTGAGCATCCAGGGGCAGTACTTTTAAGGGCTTCGGCTAGTGCTAATAGCGGCTACTACATTATGTCCCAAACTTCTATTTTAGGGGGAAATGGCTGGTTTTTTAGGTGCGTATTTAAGCTTAAATCTCATACAGCTACTACCCTAAGAATGGGATTTCACGATTCTTTTTCAGTTACTACTCCTGTAGACGGGGTATATGCTCAAGTCGTAAGTGGGGTATTAAAATTTCACACTATAAGTAACTCTTCTCCGACAGAAGAAGCATCTACACATACAATGGTAGTAGATACTTGGTATACTATTGACATACATTTTACAGGAGCTTCTGAAATTACATTCACAATTAAAAATGATGCTGGTACAGTATTAGATACTAAAATTATTACAGCTACTATACCCTCTACTGGAGCTAGAGCTTACTACGCAGGAGCTTTAGCTACTTTTGCTACTGGGGGTATTTCTGATATAGCTGTAATAGACTATATAGGATTTGGGCCAATTAAACCCAAATATTTCAATTACTAAAAAATAAACCAATGAAAGAATTTACACTTACAACTAATGAAGCTCTCTTAATGTTTAACTCACTCCAATCTGCTCAAAATAGTAAGATGGGTGGCGGGGTAGCTTATAAGATTGCTAGAAATGTTAAAGAACTCGAAAAGATTACAAAGCCTTATGGAGAGACCTTTAGCAAATTACGAGAAACTTCTACAGATATTCAGACGGATGTACAAGAGTTACTTAAAATAGAGAATACAGTTCAATTATTTGAGTTACCTTTAAAAGAACTAGAATCTATTGAGCTTTCTCCGTCCTTTTTTCTTTTTTCTTCTTCTATAATTACAGAGTAA